CCAGGATACACCTGCTCATAAGGCATCAACCAAGTACACCTTACTTGTTAAGGAATACTATGAAAAGGGTGGATCTCTCGTAGCACTTGCCGAGGAGTTAGGCGTTGCCTACTCCGGCCTGCGGCGAAGAATTTTTACCTTATCCACCTCGTCCGATACGCGTAAACCCCGCTCTAAGGCGAGTGAGGAAGCCACTCAAAAGGCGCTCACTGTCATTCTCAAGGCACGCGATACGTCAACCGAAAGGTATCACGCTGAGCTTTATAAGGCCTATCACGCAGGCGTTTCCCTGGCAAAGATTAGCAAGGGGCTAAAGCTTTCATCGTCCGCTCCGTTATATTATGCAGTTCAACGTCACGAAATTCGCATCAACTCGAAGGGTAGGTAAGATAGAGCATGTATAAGGAAGTCCACTTTGGAGAGCGCAGGTATCTCTACTACGGGTATGACTTTAAGCGAGTTGCCCTTGGTTTTGAGCTAGCCTTTAAGGCTAGACAGGTAGGTTTAGATCTTGTCTTCTTTTGGGTGAACTTTGAGTGGTAAGACAAAGCTTAATTGAATACACGTTAATTTGTCCATCGTGTAACTATAAGGTGCAAGGTCTTGCGCTTTCAAAGGTAAGCTTAAATAAGGATAATGATTGCTACGTGTGTAGCTTTCCTTGGGAAAAGGTTATCGTTAAAAGAAAGGTTAGTGATGGCAAAAAGGAAGATGCAGTTAGATAAAGATATTGAAATCGCAATAACGATAGTTGAGCTTCCTCGCTGGCGAGATAGAATTGCTCGCATATTACTGGCGCTCGTTGGATTGCGTCACGTCTTATTTATATCCGCAAAGGATCCGATTCAATATGTTAAATACGAACCCAAGCCCGAGCCTAAACCTAAACCCAAGAGGAAGCCTAAGAAAGCAGTTTAGAATAGCTTAGTGCCCTTAACCTATGGTCCTGCAACTCCAATAGAGCCAGATCGTATATGTGATCTTTGCCCTCACGTTGCGCGTGTTAAGGTTGATTTAGCAGATAAGACAGTTTACTTTTGTGACATTCATGCGTTTGTTCACTCAGACTTAATTTGGGAAAACGCGCTCGCGATTTATGACGCGGCGGATATTCTCCCTCCGCAACCAGAATAAATAAAAACGGGCCCGCTTTCGCGAGCCCGTCTTCTATTAAGTTGTACTACTTAACAGGTGCAAACTTGTGCTTTGCAGCCTTTACGTTGTAGCGTGCCTTTAACTTAGCAAGAGCCTGATCCGCTGCAGTCTTTGCGGCGGTCATATCAGCAATTGCCTTATCAAAGGAAGCCTTAGCATCTGCCATTGCCTTTGCAGCAACGTCAGCTGCTGCCTTAGCCTTTGCAGACTCTGCGGCGATTGCATCAGCCACTGCCTTTGCCTTATCGGCATCTGCGGTTGCCTTTGCGACCAATGCATCAGCCTTAGCCTTTGCATCTGCATCTGCCATTGCCTTCTTGGTCGCGTCATGCGCGGCCTTTTCAGCGGCCAATGCAGCATTAGCTGCAGCCAATTGAGCAGCTAGATCATTTAACGGTGTCAATGCAGCAACGGTTGAAACCGGAGCGGCAAGACCCGATACAGCATTAGCAACAGTTGCGGTCATAACAACGGTGATTGAAGATCCTGCAGCTGGTGCAAGAACTGCCAACTCAGCGTTGCCAAGTCCTACGGTTGCAGTCTCAACTGCGGTTGTAAGTGTTGCGGTGTTTGCACCAGTCGCGGCGACAGTTGCGCCTGCAACTGTTGCATTAACTGTAAGGCCAGAGACCTTGTTACCGAACACGTCAACTGCACTTACGACATACTTTGCAATAGTTCCTAATGCAGCTGAAGAAGGTGAAACTAGTGAAATTGCATTTGCAGCTCCAGCAGTTCCCTTCATGTAGATTGTGTTTGTCACACCGAGGTTTGAAACAGTAACGGTACCCGCTGCGGTCGTTGTAGTGAACGCATACACGGTCGCGGTTGTTCCTGTTCCTGTAGCTACGGCGAGTGCTTGAACTCCGTCAGCTGCACGAACGCGTGCACCTGCTGGATTATCAAGAGCAGCAACGAGCTTGATAGCACCCGTTGCGGTGAAAGTAACAGTTGTACCTGTATCAACTGTTGCAACAAGGCGGACTACGTCTGCCTCGTCAACTGTGTTATCTGCAGGTACTGTTACGGCAGCAGGGGCAGCAGCTGTGGTTGCATTTGAACCAGCAACGGCAGCTCCTACCTTTACTGATAGGGTCATGTCCGCTGCCTTAGCAGGTGCAGTTGTAACTACACCTAATGCAAGGGCAAGAGAACATGCCATGGCGATCTTACGTACTAACTTCATTTGTCTCCTAAGTTGACAATAGATAGCTACTGTTTAGTAGCTAGGTGTTTGTCCTCACAAAGGCGTGCTAGTGACGTGACGACAAACGTCTTGCCACATATTGCACATTGCCATCGTGACAGTTTTTCGTTTGAAAAACCGTAATCTAGCGTTGACATGAGTCTACGCTCGCTCCTGGTTAACTCCAATCATTAAGAAATCCACGTGCTGACTTTTTGATAACGGAAGTTACTAGTCAATTCATGATCCGCTCGTTCGAGATACCCACTCGTATTCGCGCTCACAAAGGCAGACCCGGATGTCTCCAAGTAAGCATTTAAGTACGAGATTTTGGTATCTGCGATTCTTGCGGTTACTTTCATGTCTCTCCTAGAATAGGTTTATAGCCTCCCCCAGTAGCAGGACAATTCTATCTTATATCTTTACGTTTTACCGAGTTTCTCATTCGCCGAATTCTTGACCTCTCGCGCTCGGTAGTTCCTCCCCAGATTCCTAACTCCTTGTTTTCAATGGCCCACTCACGACAAGCTCCAATAAGCATGCAGGACTCACATACCTTTTTGGCAATATCAACCTCCCAACGAGCGGATCCTCTTTCTAGAAAAAATGCCTCTGGATCTGTAGTCGCACAATTTGGAGTTCCATTGTTAAAGAACGTTGGGTATCTAGTTGATATTTTTATGTCTAATGATGCCATGGATAGACCATATACAAAACGTTAATTCTTGTAAACTGTAAATCTTTAGTTTACGTTTCTTCTTTTTTCCCACTCAATAAGATCATTTGGAAAATCAAAGTCCTCGGTCCAATCATCTATCTCGATGAACTTATTATTGTTAAACATTACCTCATAATTTGTATTTACATTTTCATTTTTTGTAGTTAAATACCGAAATAGCGACCATCCTCCTGTTGTAGTCTTACTTCTCATAAGGTGCTCTATTGCGTATCTAAACTCGCGGTGATGCTCTGTACCTAGTGAATAGGCAAAGATCTCCTTGCAATTTTTTCCTGTAACCTGTGAAGGCTTGGTTCTACAAAAGCACTTCCACTCTTCATTGTTTTCCATGACGGTCTTAACTGCCTGATCTGTAAAGTATACGTCACCATACACAAGCACAGTCCTTCCCTCTTCCCAAAGATGCATGGAGCTTGCAAACTTATCCATCTCTCTCCAAGGACGTGGTTTTGTTATAGGGTACACAAACTCCATTGGCCTATCAGGAATAAATAACTGCGCTCGCGGTATCAAATATCTTTCATCACTTCCTACAACGACAACATCATCTGTGTATTGTAGATACTGTCTTACAGTTCTATCAATAAGTCTTTCGCCTTCAATCTCAATAAGGTGTTTTGGATTGTCTCTAAAGTTACTCCAACGCGTTCCATCACCCGCTGCTAAAATTATTACCCGCGTCATTTCTTTAATGTAACTTTATTCTTAACATAGAGCGTCTTTGATCCTCGGTTGTCGCACCCCACACGCCATAAATCTCTGGGACCTTTAACGCGTGTTCAAGACATTTATTAACTACAGGACACCTCCTGCAAATGCTTATTGCCTTTTGTTCCTTTTTTCTCTTAGTTGTAGATCTTTCTCCATGCTCTAAAAAGAAAATGCTAGGATCAACCTTCGTGCACTCGCCTTGATTTTGCCACTCCCACTCTTCTATAATTGGAGATAATGAAGGCGGCTTACGACTCGAGTAACTCACGAGAATGATAGTATACTTTTTACAACAAAAAGTAAACTACCTTAAGGTAGAGTAAAAGCCTGTTCCCTTAAATTGTATAGCTGGTGTATTGTAGATCCTCTTTAGATTGGCATTACACTTAGGACAGACAGGATTGCCTTCTGGCTCAGTCATCGGACGCTCTATAAGGTTCTCATGACCTTTAGCGCATATGTATTCATACGTTGCCATGACTTAGACTTACTTAAGATTTTCTCGCATGTATAGGTAACGCAAATGTATGATAGAATATAAGCATGGCTAGAATTATATATGGACTAGTAGATACATCTCAACTAGAACTGTCTATATTCTACGTAGGAATGACTATTAAACCAGCCCAGGCGCGCTTCAAAGCACATATAAATGAAGCTAAACGTGGAGTAGGGAAGGTAGATACTAAGAAGAATAGAAAAGTAATGAAGCTGCTTAGGACAGAGAATCTAGACATGATTATCCTAGAGGAAAATGATGAATGGACAAATGAAGAACTGGCCCAAAAGGAAAAATGGTGGATAGCTCACTTAAAATCTACAGGGGCAAAACTTACTAATTTAACAGACGGTGGAGACGGTACCGCTGGGTATAAATATACAGAAGAACAAAAACGTAAAACTACACTCGCGATAAGAAAAGCCTTTAAAGAACGTGGCGAAAGTATACGCCAACAGATGAGTGACTCTTCAAGAAACCGTTGGGATAATACGAATGAAAGAGCTATACAATCTGAAAAGATGAAAAACAGCGAAGCTGCAAAACAACATAGAGAAGTGCTACGTAATCAGCTTTTAGGAACTCCACTTAGTAAAGAACATAAGAAAGCAATATCTAAGGGAACACAGGATTTCTTTGATGCGCACCCAGAGATTGGGAAAGCCCACTCAGTTAGAATGAAAAAAATGCTGCAAGACCCTGAGTACAGAAAACAGATATCAGAAAAAAGTAAGGCAGCATTTCAAGACCCACTGCGTAGAGAAGCTCTAATAGAGAATAGACGTAGAGCAGCAGCTATTTCTAATTCAATAGTCGTTGAATGTGCTGATTGCGGAATGATCACTAAGTCCGGACCTTTAGGCGTACACTTAAAGGCCTCGGGGCATAGCAAAAAACAGTAGTGTTACTTATCCTTTAGATTTTCTACGATAAGTCTTACCTCACAATTATCTGTGGAGCAATACGAGTCCCCAATGGCATCTGCGGCAAGACCTGCGTAAACTCCTGAGAAGTCAATTGGAAACAACTTCATGGTTGCATCATCATATTCATCTGAGGTGATTTGAGTATATGGCATTTGCGGATACGTGAAGTTACCCTGCGGCAAAAACGAAACTGTCTTCAATTGACCATCATACATATGTAGGACAGTTCCAATATGCTCTGCTTCCTTTTCCGAGTCAAATGATACAGTTACGGACACCGAGTTATCAGACCAATAACGTTGCGCGGTTGCAGCAAGCGACATCTTCTCAAAGATTGATACGTCCTTCTCCGAACGCTTTGCGCCCGACTTAATCGGAAAGAACACAACCGAGGTTGTATCTGGAGATTCACTCGCAGGCTCAACTCGATAATTTGCCATCTTAAATAATGGAAGCATTGGGTCAGAGTTTGCAAATCTAATTGCTCTATCAAAGTACTCTCCACCAACTGTCCAGTGTACTCCTGGCGACTCACCTGCAAGAATTGAAACTGTTCCTGATGGCTTAACGGTCGTCATCTTAATTGACTCACGAATACCTAACCACTCCGAGTAGACGTTGTCGTGTCCCTTTACAACCTTATATCCTTCGTCCATCCACTCACGTAAAACAGGTAATCCCTTAGTGTCTGCAAAGTTTGCAACACCTGAGATTGAAGTTCCAATGCGGCGATTACGTTGCATAATCGCGTTTGTCTCCTCCCAGTGCGTTGGAAGAAGTGTTACGCTTTTTGCATATAGATAAGCAAACTTAAGTGTTCTTTTAAAGTCATCTAAATCATCATGACGATTTAGGTATGTCTCAACGAGAGTACAGCACTCATAACTCTCTAAACTTTGCTCAGCGCACGGATTGTACCCAGCCACTCTCCAGTCCTTATTATTTGCTGGATCAGCTAAGCGACCATACTTACGAGATACATCGAGCCAAATTACTCCAGGTTCTCCATTACGCGCAATACCTTTAACTATTGCGGATAGGTCTTTTCCAACCTCGGTCTCAACAGAGTTATTTGACATCCAACCCCAGCCAGGAGCAGCTGGATCATATGAGTTACGCTCTGGATACCTTTCAGAGTTTTTAAGATTTAGGAAGTTATCGTCTTCTATGCGCCCGATAAGAAGCTCAGCAGAGCGCCGAACGTTGCCGCTAACAACACAAACACCAATGAGATTACCAATATCAGCGATGTCAACACGCGTAAGTTTTTCACCAGCACGATCCTTAAATAGTTTGTGTATGTAGTTGTGTAATTTTTCTAACGGCTCTGACCCCGCCGCTGTACCACCGAATGTTTTGATGGGCGCGCCCGCTGGGCGGATTTCTTTGTAGTCAAATACTGGAGCCTTCGTATCTGCTCGTAGGTAGGCATTGATGAGGGCGGCAACTGACTCGACCCACCCTTCTCTGGTGTCTGGGATGACATAAGTATCTCCTTGCGTAGGTGCGTATATTGTAAACTCTTTGTCTGCACCCTTATCGTCGAATCCTACACCAACGCCAAGCATTGATGCCTCCATTAAAAACGCAAATGGACGAGATGGATTTTGCTTTGTCATCTCCATCGTTGAGACAAATGCGCAGTTTTGTAACGCGGCTGAGTTTTTATGTTGATTTACTAAAGGTGTTCCCATTACCCATAACCCACGTCCAGGTGGAGTCCACTTTAAGTTAAATAGTCTATCAAATGCTTCCTTAGCGGATGCCTGAGCCTTTGCGTCATTCCAAGGTAAACGTTGACTTTTGCAGTGATCCTTTTGAATGGAGTACATGCCATTGATGACTCGCTCGCAAACGTCACTCCAAGTTTCCTTGGTTCCGTCTTCCTTTAAGCGTGAGTATGTGCGTAAGAAGGTAATTTCACCTACAGAGTTACCTGCAGCGTCCGTATATCCAAACGGAGCTTTCTTACCTTTGTATCCTGCTACAAAGTCCTCGTTTAACTTAAAAGACAGAAAACTCACGTAAGGCTCCCTACTTATATAATTAGTTTCTAGTTAGAAATGCTGGTCAAATTATACTGATTTGTTGATTTATATAGCAATGAATCACTTACTCGAACAGTAACTTAAATAACTCTTTACAGGTAGGGCAAATTGGAAACTTCTCCGGATCGCGGTGAGGAACCCATACTTTGCCACACAAGGCCTTTACGGGCGTTCCTTCAATAAGTGCTTTAGTCATCTCGGTCTTGTCTACATAATGAGCAAATCGGTCGTGGTCTCCCGATCCTTGACTTGTATTGACCTCAGAATCTACCTCAACAATTACATCGCTCATGACGCTAATTATAATAACTTCCCTATATATTGTCACCCTACTTAAGGAGAGGCCATGGCACTACACAACCACATTCTTATCAACGGACGCGTTAATTACCCACCCCAGGACATTGATCAAACTATCCAATGGTTGCGTGATCTCGTTGATGCCATTGACATGAAAATTGTTCAAGGTCCCTTTGCCTCATACGTTGACAAGGAGGGTAATCGCGGTCTCACCGCTGCGGTGATGATTGAGACCTCTCACATCGCGTTTCACGTGTGGGACGAGGAAACGCCCGCGCTCTTACAGTTTGACCTTTATACATGCTCTACGTTGCCTGTACCGACCGTCTTAACAATGATTGACGAGTTTATGGAGTTTGAGTCATATAAATACGTAGTCTATGAGAGAGCTAACGAGTTTAACGTCGTTGAGACTGGTAAGTTTTAATGTCTCAAGCTCAGCTCACTGAGGACGAACTCTCCTATCTCAAAGGCAAGCGTGTCATGATTGCGACACCTTGTTACGGCGGTCAAATCTCCGTCTACTACTTTAAGAGCTACATTGATCTTATAACGCGTCTCACCGCCTGCGGTGTCGATTACGTACTTTCCGTAATATCCAATGAGAGTCTTATCACAAGGGCGCGCAACACAATTGCATCTAACTTTCTTACCTATAAGGACGATAAGGGTAAACTCGACTATCTTTTATTTATTGACGCGGATATACAATTTCACCCTGATACGGTGTTAAAACTGCTTTTACATGACAAGGACGTTGTTACCGCCGCTTATCCAATGAAGGTCATTGACTTTACCAACGTTGAGAATCAAGCTCTATCAGCTCAAGAGCTTGCAATTCAAACTACAAGCTACGCCATCAACTTAAAGTTTGACTCCGACGAGCAACGTGAAAAAGGCCAACTCCGTCTCAAGGACGGTCTTCTTGAGCTTGTTGATGGAGCCACAGGATTTATGCTTATTAAAAGACACGTCCTTGAGATGATGCGTGACCGTATGCCTGAACTTGCATATACCAATGACTCGATTGACGTTAAGCTTGACGGGACAAGCGAGATTAAAAAGACGCTTCACTACGCATTCTTTGACACGATGATTGATCCTGATGATAATCGCTATCTTTCAGAGGACTACGCATTTTGTAGACGCTGGCAAAAACTAGAGCCAGGAAATAAGGTTTGGCTAGATCCTTTTATTAAACTCAACCACGTTGGAAATCACATATTCCAAGGCAGACCTTTAATTAAGGGTGAGGACTGACTCCAGCTCTTTTAACAATGCGGGCTTATTACGTGCGCCTACGATACGTAAAACTTCCTCGCGCTTATCATATACAACCAAAGTTGGAATTGACGTAATGTGATGACGATGAATAAGACTTGTTTCCTCGTCTGCGTTGATCTTTACGAACTTTACCTTGCCGTTTAGCTCTACGCTTAAATCCTCAAGCACCTTACCAACCATGCGACATGGTGCGCACCAGTCTGCCCAAAAGTCCACAACAACCGGAGTCTTTGACTCCACGACTTCCTCTACAAAATTACTCGCGGTGACAGTAAGCAACTACCCGCCCGCTTGCGATTTTGTATAACGAATTATAAAAACACCAGAACCACCTGAGCCAGAACTACTGCTTGCAGTTGGAGAAGGCCTTCTAGCACCACCTCCACCTCCTCCACTATTTGCTCTAGCATTACTTCCATTTCCGCTTACAGCACCACTGCCACCTCCACCAAAACCACCAGCTCCTGCAGGATTTCCAGCACCGCCACCGCCACCAGCAAAATAATAAGTTCCGCCTGCGTTTTCTCCAGTATTTGTAATACTTCCCCATAGAGAATAGGCTGAAGAACCTACTCCACCATCGCCTCCAGTCGCGCTATTTACATTTGCACCTGCTGCACCTGCTCCTCCACCACCAGCGCCTGAAACATAATTGCCAGACTGAGCAGTGCCACCAGCATTTCCTTGACTTGCAACAATAGCGTTTCCAGGTGTCCGACTAGAATAACTTGATGCACTAGTAAATCTAGCACCACCACCACCGCTTCCTCCATTATCAGCAGCAGCAGCGTAGCCACCTGCTTTTCCTCCTGCTTCTGCATTTAGAAAAGTGCTAGGAGTACTATTATAAGTATTGTTTCCACTCGAGCCTGGAACACCTCCAGCACCACCTGCACCTATGACTAATGAATAAGATCCACTAGCCCAACTTCTTTGAGAGTCAAAAATAAGTCCTCCAGCACCTCCACCGCCGCCGTCAAATATTGTAGAAGTCGATGAATCGTTTCGACCAGCCCCACCTGAGCCTCCACCAGCAACAACTAAAGCATCAGCGACTAGCGTTCCTCCTGAAATCGTTAATGTGCCACTTGCAGTAAACGTGCGGTAATAGTGTGTTGCATCTGAAGTAAGGGTTCCACCTGTGACTGTTATAGGCGCTACAGGCGTAACTCCGCTAGAAGCAGACGAAGCATTTCCATTTACTCCACCAACGCTTGCTGTTACAGTAAAAGTATATGAAGTGCCATTACTCAATCCCGTAACTGTGATTGGACTTGAAGATGAACTTGCGGTGATTCCACCAGGGCTTGACGTTGCGGTGTATGTAACGCTTCCACCTTTGCCAGCGTAACCAGGAGTAAAGCTTACAGTTGCCTGTCCGTTTCCTGCAGATGCAGAAACTCCGGTGGGAACTCCAGGTGCGCGACCGCCTTGACTCGAGTAGCTACCTAAGATTGGCATTTACTTCCTACCTTCTCGTATCACCTGTAAGACTAACTGCAGTGTTCCCACGGCATTCATATACCCAGGTTTATCAAGTAGCGGCCTAATCTCAGCCTCTACCTCTCTTGCAATGTCCTCGCGTGATTCCATGCCTTATTCTATCTTACCTTAACTGCGGTGATAGTTTGTAGCTAGAACGTGATGCTTCCGTTTGCTGTCCATTTGTAATAACGATACCCGCCAGATGTCACAGTGCTAGGTGAGCCAGTAGTTGACGCAGCAGCGATAAAAGTGTCAGGATAGCGAATAATCACAATACCTGATCCACCAAGCCCGCCTGAGCCACCTCCGCCACCGCCAGTATTAACAGTTCCGTTACCTGCAGAACCAGTATTGTCAGCTCCGCCACCACCTAAGCCTCCAGCAGCTCCGTTTCCAAAGTTGCCACCACGTCCTCCGCCAGCAAAGTAGTAAGTTCCACTTACGTTTTGACCAGATGTTGTTGCGCTACCCCAAGCGGAATATGCGCTACTGCCATCTCCACCTGCTCCAGTAGATGAACCAGCTGCCCCTGCACCGCCTCCGCCACCACCATTGAAAGGAGACGTTGTTCTATTTGAACCTCCATTATTTCCTTGTCCTGCTGTGCCAGATCCACCACTTCTTGAAGTACTACTATCTCCTGCAGCTCCTCCACCAGAGCCTCCGTTTGCACCTGCAACAGATGCACCTGCAGTTCCGCCGCGTCCTCCTCCTATTGCTTCAGCCTGCGAACCAAACTGTGAATTACTTCCGTTTGTAGTATTTCCACCAGAGCTATTACTATTACCTCCAGCGCCGATAGTTACAGTGTATGAAACACCAGTCGTAATCGACTGAGAAGAAGTGTATAAAAGACCTCCAGCTCCACCTCCGCCACCTAAGTAGGTATACCCTCCACCGCCACCTGCAATAACTAAAGTTTCTATTGACGTAGGAGTAACAACCGTGTATCCAGACGAAATAGTTCCAAGGATTCTTGCCATAGTAAGGTAATTGTATCTTACCTACCCATATTTTACTTTCTTCCTTTAACCCTTTACTATTATGCCACAATGACGAAAGGAAGGAATACAATGTCCCATAGATCCAAGGTGCTTGCAGCTATACTGGCGCTCGCACTTTCAAGCCCAGCCCCCGCCCAAGCGTGGTGGTCAATAGGTCTTCACTCCCGTGAAAGACTTATACACGATGGCGAGCTAAACGTAAATGCAAACTCATACTTTACCGTCTCGGTTGACGAGCTTACCAAGTCTCTCGAGCTTGGTAAAAAAATCGCGGTGATCAACTCAGGTGGAGTAATCGACAAGATCGTTACCCTAACTGAGGAGACAGATCTCTCGACTGTCTTTGCCGCTGCTCAACTACCAGACTCAGGCGGAGTCAAGTACACCGACGAAGACGGTGTGATTCGTCTTGACGCAATTAACCAAGGCGACATCGTCACGGTTGAGACAACTCAAGGCACTAAGACCATCAACGGTGATCTTGACGTTACCAAGGAAACGGTTGTGGTAAATCCAAATCCTGAGCCTACAGGTACTCCTGTTGCTGACCCGAATTCATCAACAATAACTGCGGTGACGGTTTCAGACAACAACTCGACATCTATAACCGTCACGCCTCCTGCGGCAACTGAAAACACAAGCGTGTCTGTTACGGTTGTGACAGATGGCCGCTCTCACACCTCGGTTGGAACTGACAACGCAGGTACACCTGTAACCATCACGGACGTTCCTGCCAACTCAAACGTAACGGTGCAAACTACGATTACCGATAACACAACAGGTCAATCAACGACCGTTCAAAATCCAGTTGTTACCACACCTGCTGCACCCGAGCCAACTACTCCTCCAACACCAGCTCGTGACGAGGCAGTTGATAAGGCAACCATTACTCAACCTGCGGTCACGTCTCAAGGTGAAGGATCAAACGGACACCGCTCTGCTAACATTGCGGTTCCTGAGATTCCAAACTTTGATGCCTCAAAGACGAGCGTTCAACTTGTCATCGTTGACAAGAACGGCTCAACTACCGCGATGGGTCTTGGCGGAGAGGGCGGCGTCATTACAGTTGACTGGCTATCTTCAACTGAGTCCTACACGATTAAGGTTGTTATTCGCGACCTCGGGACAGGTAGCGAAACGTCTATAGCGGGTAATCGCCTGCCGTAGACTACATAAAAAAGAAAGACCGCGCTACCTTTCGCGCGGTCTTTTCTTTTACTTCTTTTAAGCAGCGTACCTAATAATCACAATACCGTTTCCACCGTTTCCACCAGTTTGACCTGAGCCGCCAAGACCTGAACCGCCACCGCCACCACCTGTATTGGCTGTTCCATTTCCTCCACTACCATATTGAATTCCACCTGTACCACCGCCACCTGAGCCACCAAAAGTGCCGTCGCCAGGGTTTCTGTTACCACCAGAGCCACCGCCAGCATAATAACCAGATGCACCTGTTGAGGTTGCACTAGCCCAAGATGAATAAGAGTTAGTTCCAACGCCTCCAGCAGCACCAATATTGCTGCTAGCATTTCCTCCTGCCGCTCCAGCACCTCCACCGCCAGCACCACCTATATTTCCAGAATTTCCGCCTCCGCCATTATTACCTTCTGAAGGTGAATATGAACCAGCATTACCAGTACCACCGCCACCAACGGGAGAACCACTAGCACCACCGCCACCTGAACCACCATTAGAACCTGTTACTGCACCTGAACCACCGCCACCACCACCACCAGAAGTGTTGATTGTAGTAAACCCGCTACCTGACACTGAACTTGTGCTTCCGTTTGCACCATTAGCAGGTGATCCAGTTCCTCCACCTGAGCCGCCTGCTCCAATTGTTACTGTGTAATTTTGTGCAGTCATTGACTGAGAAGTAAGAACTCTAAAACCACCAGCTCCACCGCCACCTGCAGCTGCTCCGCCTGCATTAACAGAACCTCCGCCGCCTCCACCAGCAACTACCAAGACATCAGTTGCTATGCTTGATGTTGGAGCAAATGTTCCCGACGATGTAAATGTATGATACCAATATCCGTCTGATAAAGTAATAGTTCCACCTGTTGCTTTAGCAAGAGCGGTGATAAAACTTCCAGAAGAATTAAATGTGTGAATCGTATATCCACCTGAAGATGTAACAATTCCACCAGTTGCTTTTTGTGAACCAAGATAACGAGCAATAACTATTCCTGAACCTCCTGCTGAACCTGAGTCGGTTTCGCTACCACCACCGCCGCCACCTCCAGTATTAGCGGTTCCTGCAACTGAAGCGATATTCCCACCACGTTCTTTAGCACCCGCTCCACCGCCGCCTGAACCGCCTGAAGCAGGACTTCCTGGTGAACCACTTGCCCAAAACTTACCACCGCCACCACCACCTGCGTAAGTTACAGATGAGCCAGTTATGGATGTTGCTACACCATTTCCACCAACGCCGTTTCCAGTTGAACCATTTGTTCCTACGGCTCCAGCGCCACCTCCACCGCCTCCGTAGGCTTGGCTACCAGCACCATTGAATTGTCCTGAACCACCAGCAAAACCTTGATTAGCAGTTCCAGCACCGCCCGTCATAGGTGGATTATTAGCGCCAGCAGCGCCGCCGCCTGAACCGCCTGTTTTCCCCGCATCAACACCATTACCACCACCGCCGCCGCCGCCAATTGCGGTAATTGTAGAAAATACAGAGTTATTACCATTACCACCATTACTGGTGCCACCAGCACCAACTGTTACTGTGTAAGAAGTACTTAATGAAAGTGATAAAGCAGATTCAATGCTTCCCCCACCACCTGTTGCAGTTACTGTGGAGCGCAAACCTCCAGCACCACCACCGCCTGCTTGATAACTACTTCCACCTCCGCCACCACCAGCGACTACTAGATAGTCAACATTTAAAGATAAGCGGGCTTGTGCTCCGTGCGAAGCTTTAGTTCCAATTAAGCGTGCCATAGTAGGATAATTCTACAATAAAAGAAAGATCATGACTAAGTAAGAATAATCCCCTTTTGATAGTATCTCCTTGACCCAAGGAGACCCATGAAGAAGATCCTATCCCCACTTGCGGTGATCGTTTTAACCCTAGCTCTTTCATCCTGCAACTTTGATGGTAAGTTTCGTTACCCGTGTCAGGACCCAGCTAACTGGGATAAGGACGAGTGTAAGCCTCCAATTTGCACCGTTAATGGTGCATGTCCTGAGGATCTAGTTGGAAATGTCATAAATCAGGATAACTCCAAGGGCGATACGATTGACGAGTTGATTACTGGAGAGGAATCAAATGAGTAGACAGCGATATTCATCCGCGGATTTAGACGCGCGATTAAAGTTTATATTAGGAATCATTCTAGGTTTAATTCTTCTTTGCACTGCAATTGGAATTCTTTACGCACTTATATTTGTAACTCAGCCTGTTAATGCACAGTCTGAGAATGACAAGATGTTCTTTAACGTCTTAGGATCAATTGCAACTTTTATCACCGGAACTCTCGCTGGTATCCTCATTGGATCTAAAGGCGGAGACACTTCAATTGCATCCTCACCTGAGGAGCAGCCACCTGCAGTAGTTCAAGAAACTCCAGTTTCACCAACACCAGATGATGCTAAGGCAGTCGCAGAGGCAGAGTCTCTACCTCAAGGTAAGCCAAACTCGCAGATGCCAGACGAGCAACCAGTTGATGAAGACTGGGATAAGGAGGACTAATTATGTGCGCAACATGCGGATGTCGTAAGAAGCCAAAACCAAAACCATCGAAAGGTAGATAGATAATGGCTGAGCAAGGAACAGCAGCTCGTCTTATTGAAGTTGCCAAAGAAGAGATTGGGACCATTGAAGGTCCTAAGGACAATGAAACAAAGTATGGCAAGTTTACAAAGACAGACTTTCAACCTTGGTGTGGTTCATTCGTTATGTGGTGCGCAAACGAAGCTGGAGTAAAGGTACCTAATACCGTTTACACTCCAGGTGGAGCTGCTGCATTTAAGAAGGCTGGTCGTTGGTATGACGCACAGATCTGTGATCCAGAGCCTGGCGACATCGCGTACTTTGACTTCCCAGGTGACGGCGTTGAGCGCATTAGCCACGTTGGAATTGTCATCAAGGACAACGAGGACGGAACTGTCTGGTGCATTGAGGGCAATACCTCTGGCGACCCAAAGAAGAGTCAGCGTAACGGCGGCGAAGTTGTAAAGAAGCTGCGTGCGTATAAAAAGAACAAGGCAAATGTTCAAATCTCGATCGTTGGTTTTGGTCGTCCTAAGTTTAAGGGCGCTGCTAAGGCAGACGCTCCTCAAGCTGCAGCTCCTGAAAAGAAAACCTGTAATGCATGTGGTCAAGAAATTAAGTAATGTACACATATAGAGTTCGTAAGGTGCACAAGGTTGTTGATGGAGACACTATCGACGTTGACATTGATCTAGGATTTAATGTCTCCTTCTATCAACGTGTGCGCCTTGCGGGTATTGATACCCCCGAGTCTCGCACCACTGACAAGTACGAAAAGGAACTTGGTCTTGAGGTAAAGAAGAAACTCGGTGAGTATCTTGCTAATGCCAAGGACATTGTTATTAGAACTGAGAAGCCAGACTCAACTGAGAAGTATGGTCGCATTCTTGGTTGGTTATACATTGACAATCAAGAGCAGTCAGTTAACCACGCGCTCATCGCATCAGGTTATGCCTGGGAGTATATGGGTGATGCTAAGGTCAAGGACTTTGATCTTTTAAAGAAGCGTCGTGAAAAGGCAGCTAAGTAATGCCAGGAACTATTAAGAAAATACGTAAGCATCCCTTTAATAACACGCAGATTAAAGATGGAAAGATAGTTCGTCTAAACAAGAACGGCACACTTCGTGCGGTGTTAGATGACTATAAGGTCAATCACAAGAAGTAACTAGGCTCGGCCAAAGTCGTCATCATATCTTATGATGTCATCTTCTCCAAAGTAAGTTCCTGTTTGAATCTCAATAAACACAACGTCTGTATCAACGGCTTGTATCCTATGTAAGCTTCCTTTTTCAATTACAATTGTGTCTTCTGGCTTTGCAACGTATGTAGCATGATCGTTTGTAACAAGTGGATTTCCTGCAACTATGGTCCAATGCTCTTTGCGGTGTTTGTGTGATTGTAGTGACAGTCGTTTGCCAGCGTTAACTACTATCTTTTTTACCTTAAAGGTTTCTTCTTCAGCAAGTATTTCGTATGTGCCCCAAGGGCGCTCTTCTATCTTGTTCATAGAATTACTGTATCATAGTGCTAACCGCGGCGGACGCTACTCAAGGCATGTCCTAAAGACATACTCGTCTATCAACCTTCCACTCAATGTTTACCCTTCGCCACGGCTAGCTTCATCTAATGCAGATGGAGTGGATGGCAGTTGTACGTCATGCCCAGGACGGTAACTTGCTCTCTCAGACTTACATGCGCTAACTGCTCGCCTTACATGCTGGGCACAAGCTCAATGCTATTATATCAGGATTGATTTTATTACTGTTTTAAGGTATTTACCCAATCAACTATCGCCTCAAGTGATAGGTCCATCATTCCGTCCTCACCAATAAGCTCTTCAAGACGTTCTATAACTGGAGCAAGTTCCTCCTTGGCAAGACCTGTTTCTCGAGCAATATGCTCTTCCATAAGTCTCATCAAATCACCTAAGAAGTCCAACGGCACAAGGGCCAGTCTTTCCTCTTCAAGAAACTTATTTAGAGCATCATCGTCTCTGCCATACTCAGGATCTAGGTCCTCTTCATCGAACATGCGTAAATACTATCTTACAATACTTGCGGTGACAGTAAGCAATTAGTAGGTTATTGAGCCGTTTGCGTTGAACTTGTATATGTGATATGAACCTGATGTTGTGTAGGTAGGTGAGCCTGCGGTAGATGCTGCGGCTTGAGTTGCTCTTACAATTACTACACCACTGCCGCCTGCTGCACTATTAACATTTTCTGTTCCACCAACATAATAATAAGCACCACCACCACCACCGCCACCAGTATTTACGCTTCCTGCTGTTGGAAGTGACGCAGGAGAAGAATTTCCTCTCGTGCAGCCAGTTCCACCACCTCCACTGCCACCAGCACCTCCTATGGCATTTGTAAATCCTGAACCACCACCTCCACCGCCAGCATAAGTAACAGATGAACCAGTAATAGATGATGCTGAGCCATCACCCCCATCGCCTCCATACCCAGTCCCATCAACTCCATTGTTTTCACCTACACTGCCTGCTCCACCGCCACCTGCTCCTGCACGATTAGTTCCTGCACCACCATTATTTCCTTCACCAGAAGTTCCAGTTCCAGCAGTTCCATTGTATGCTCCGCAACCACCGCCTGAACCACCACTAAGTCCAGCGCTATTTGATTTTCCTCCGCCGCCACCGCCAGTTGATGTTATTGTAGAAAATGATGAGTTAGAACCATTAAAGCCATTTTTAGTATTAGCAGAACTTGTTGCAGTCGCAGCAGCACCACCAGCACCGACAGTTACAGTATATGTTGTGCCAGGCGTAGCAGTAAAATTATTGTTTGTTTTAAGTCCACCTGCGCCACCGCCGCCGCCGCCCTCATCGTTAAACCCATCTGTTCCTCCGCTGCCGCCACCTGCAACAACAAGATATTCAACAGTAACTGTCATCCGTGAGAACATTCCATGCGAAGCTTTAGTTCCAATTAGCCTTGCCATAGTTCTATTCTATCTTAATTTATTTAAGACGATACACAAATAAAGAAAGGCAGCCATCTCTGGCTGCCTTTTCCTTTACTTCTACTGTTACTCTGCTACCTCAACCCAAGAGGTTGAAGCCTCGTCCCAGGTATACATCTTACCGTCTGTAGGATACGGGACTGGCGCTTCCCAAAGACAGCTGCTCTCATTTATTACCCATGAGTTAAAGGGTTTTGGCGGAATGAATGCATCACGAACTGAATCGTATGTGTATCCAATTCCTGCGTAATTCTTACGTAGTGGAGTTCCACCCAAAGAGTGAACGCCTCCCTGTGTGTTGTAACTCGTCTTAACCCAGGTGCCGCCGAGGTTATCTATTAACCACTGGTAGCCTTCGTCTGGATCACTATTTGAGCCAACAAGAACTCGCAAAACGACGTTGTCTCCGTCTAGCTCTGCCCAGTGTGCCATATCTATCTCCTTGTTATATAACTGACTTGCGGTGATAATTCTATATCAAATAAGGTAAGGTGACTAGCTTTTCTCGTTAGCTCCATTAAACAGTGGCACCGAGTCCGCCAAGGCAACTACCCTCTTTGTTACGTAACCACCCTGCTTTTCCAACTGCTCGCGAGCGCTTTTTTCGTCCTCGCCTAAAATTTGAACAAGCATTGTAACCTCGTAGGTGTAGCAATGCGTGGTGTTTATCTTCTTGTCTTTTTCTGGTAGCTTGGCCATATCTCTCCTTTGTGGAAAGACATCATAACACGTTTAGAACGTTACAGAGCCGTTTGCTGTCCACTTGTAAATCTTGTAACCGCCTGTTGTTGTAAATGTTGGTGAACCTGTTGTAGCAACAGCATCTGCAAAAGTGTCTGCATAACGGATAATCACTACACCTGATCCACCATTTCCGCCATTACCACGACTTTCACCATCTGTTGAACCGCCACCGCCTCCAGAACCAGTATTTGCAGTAGCGCTTCCACCAGAACCGTTAGAACTTCCACCACTTCCAGCACCACCACCACCACCCGCTCCACCTGTGCCATTACTATATCCCCCACCACCACCACCGCCAGCATAATCTACCGCTGAACCGCTAATAGATGATGAAGAAGAAGTGCCACCACTTCCACCATTGTTTGTATTAGGTGGGCTGCCACCTACTGAACCTTTACCACCACCACCTGCACCACCATTTCGGCTATTTACAGAAGCGCCGCCATCATTTCCCTCACCAGATACACCAGCAGCACCAGCACTTGCAGAACCACCACCTGCGTTACCACCACCAGAGCCGCCTGTGTTTCCTTTTTCGGCACTACCTGTTTGGAAAGCGCCACCGCCACCGCCTCCAGTGGTTGAAATACTTGAAAATACAGAAGCGCTACCATTTCCGCCTTTAGTGGTATTAGTGGTAGACCCACTACCACCACCACCAACTGTTACAGTAATTGGAGAGCCTTGACTTACAGCAAAACCGCTAGCAGTTTTCATACCACCCGCGCCACCGCCACCTGGGCCGCCGTTTGTGCAGCTTCCACCACCTGCACCGCCCGCCACCACTAGATATTCAACAGTTGGAGTTGCTAAAATAGTATATCCAGACGAGATTGTTCCAAGGATTCTTGCCATTATAGGATAATTGTATCCCACTTCAAAGTAGTTGAAAGTCAAACTAAGTTACTTCCGAGTAAGGCATGAGGAAGTCATACTAAGAAGTCTCCAGCTTGTGATAGATTACGACCCTACAGGTAAGGTAGGGGAAAATGTCAGCTGGCGTTCACAACATCAAGGCCGAGAAGGGTGCAACCTTCTCTCAGACCTTCACCTGGAAGATTGACTCAAATGCAGTCAACCTAACAAGTTACACTGCTCGCATGAAGGTTCGCGATCCTAAAAGAGCACCTAGCGTAAACCAAGTCCTTTCTCTAACATCCGCTGCGGGAGGAGGGATTACATTAGGCGGATCCGCTGGAACAATCACGGCAACAATCGCGGCGACGACTATGGATAATATCGTTGCAGGTAAATACGTTTATGACCTGGAGCTTGAAGCTTCAAATGGAACGGTAACACGTCTTCTTAAAGGATCATTCACCGTCTATGACGAGGTGACATATTGACAGATCCTACAAGTATTGTTTATATCACCGACCCTTTAACAACTGTCACAGTAGACGAGGCTCCTGACAACTTAGTTGAGATTTCACTAACTGAAACTACTGTCACGGCTGTAACTGAGTCTGACATCACAGTTGAAACAAATACATCTCCCGTATCTGTTGTTGTAGTTGCTGAGCCACTTATCACAGTTGAAACAACTACAAATGACGTTGAGGTAGTAATATCAAATTTGCAAGGTCCTCAAGGAGGAGTTGGTCCTACAGGTGTAACAGGACCCACTGGTGTTCAAGGTCCACAAGGACCCGCTGGCGCTCCCACTGGGCAAACTGGCGCAACAGGTAATACTGGTCCTACAGGTCAAGCTGGTGCAGTTGGCGCAACTGGCTCACAAGGTACTACTGGTGTAACAGGTGCAGTTGGACAAACTGGCGTAACAGGCGCGCAAGGTGTTCAAGGAAACGTTGGCGCAACTGGCTTAACGGGTGCAACTGGCGCTCGCGGTTTCACAGGCAACACTGGAGCAACTGGTGAACAAGGCATTCAAGGAAGTTACGGTGAAACTGGAGCAACTGGCTCGCAAGGTCCTCGTGGTTTTACTGGAAACACTGGCACAACTGGTGTAACTGGTATTCAAGGCGTTCAAGGTGTAACTGGTGCAGTTGGTCCGATTGGTCTTAAAGGAAACACTGGTAACACTGGTAACACTGGTCTTACAGGCATAACAGGTGTAACAGGTCCGCAAGGAGATCAAGGTCCACAAGGCATAACTGGTAATACTGGTGCAACTGGCTTACAAGGAAACACTGGTAACACTGGTGTAACTGGCTTACAAGGTATTCAAGGTATAACAGGCGCAACAGGAAGTACTGGATCTCAAGGAAACACTGGCGTCACTGGCGCTCAAGGCGAGCAAGGTATTCAAGGTATAACAGGGCAAACAGGTTTAACTGGCAACACTGGCGCAGTTGGAACCACTGGCGCTATCGGACAAACAGGAAGTATAGGAGCTACAGGTGCACAAGGACAAACTGGATCTACAGGTATTACTGGAAGCACAGGCGCAACGGGAGCAGTTGGACAAACTGGAGCTACGGGAGATGTGGGAGCAACTGGACAAGTTGGTTCCACCGGACCTACAGGAGTAACTGGCCAAACAGGTGTAACTGGCTTACAAGGTATTACAGGTGCAGTTGGAAATACTGGCAGTACAGGTGCGCAAGGTAACACTGGTGCAGACGGTTCAACAGGTGCAGTTGGAAATACTGGCTCAACTGGTGTAACTGGCTTACAAGGTATTACAGGTGCAGTTGGGCAGACAGGAATGACAGGCCCAACAGGAGCACAAGGTGAAGTTGGTTTTACTGGGCCAATAGGGCAGACAGGAAGTCAAGGAGCAACTGGCAGTACTGGTGTAACAGGTGAGCAAGGAAGCACTGGCAACACTGGTGTCACAGGTATAACAGGGCAGCAAGGTGTGACTGGTAATACAGGAGCTGTTGGCAATACCGGTGTAACTGGCTCAACAGGACCGACTGGTGATGAAGGTCAATTTAGCATCGTTGATGCAGTTCCACCAACTGCGGCTGAAAGTGGAGATGCCTGGTTTAATGCAAACGATGGAACAGTGTATATCTACTATGATGGTTATTGGGTTGAGGCGGTTGGCGGAAACATTGGTCCAACTGGAGCCACAGGCGTTGCTGGCATAAACGGTAACACTGGAGCCACTGGTAATACTGGAGCTGTTGGTGCTACGGGTATCACAGGCGCGACAGGTAGTACAGGCGCGACAGGCGCAACAGGACCTATCTCTGTTGTAAGTGGTCTTTACAGTGCTGGCTCCTTTATAACTATGGATAATCTCAAGTTTAGCGTCACGACAAGTGGTAACCGCGGTCTAAGCGTTGCGACCGTCTCAGGCACCGATTCTTATTATGTGGCAGCCGCGTATTCACTTGTTCTTGGAGGTCACAGTGGAAGTGCTTCTTCGTTTACATTTACAACAACTCCAAGTTCTTCATTATATGGGTATCATTTCCCATCTATTGGAGACTGGTCTCAGTACGTCTTTATGAACGCAACGAACCTTAATAAGATGTATCGAGTAAATCTTATTATCCAAAGCGGCTACGTCAATAACTTCATCGTTGTTGAACGTGTAGTCGGCTAGCTTTACCCGTAAAAACCTGATAAATTCCGCGTACACCCTTGACCGAAAGGGTGTACAACACGTATATCAAATGTATGGTTGCAAAGATTGTACATTAGAACGGAGAAAGTACAATTTCTGACAAGAATGTACACGCACTTTTATAC